CGGTACAGGCGGCCTTGACGGGGCAAACCGAACCAGCCGTGAAATGGCAACGTGGGAGGCTTCTCCGTTACCAATGGACGCGATGCTGCGTTTCGAAAAAGACATCATCGATGACCGCGCCCGCGACGTAGTGCTGAATGACGGCTACGCCAGCGGCGTTGTAGCCATTCACAAAGACAACATCGTCGGCTCGCAATTCAAATTGAATTCGCAGCCGAATGTCGATGTTTTGGGCGTTGATGACGACGAGTGGTTGTACAATTTTCAACGCTTGGTCGAGTCCAAATTTAACAATACGGCTTCCAGTGCTAAACACTGGTTGGATGCCAGTGGTGTAAAGGATTTTACAGCCATGGTACGTCAGGCGGTTGGCGTGTTTTTGATTCATGGTGAAGTGTTGGCAACAGCCGAATGGATTGCTGACCGAAAACGCCCGTATGCAACAGCTATTCAGATGATTAGCCCTAAACGCCTCAGTAACCCTGACGGCGCGATGGATGACAACAAACTCAAAGCAGGTATTGAGCGCGATGCCTACGGTCGACCTGTTGCTTATCACATCATGGAAGCGCATCCATACGATTTCACGCAGCAAGAGAAGCTGTTCAAATGGAAACGTATCCCAGCGGAAACCAAATGGGGTCGTAAACAGATTATCCATATTATCGACCAGTTGATGCCCGACCAGATACGCGGTGTTAGTGAGATGGTCAGCGTCCTGAAGCAAATGCGTATGACTCGTCGCTTCCAAGACGTTGAGTTGCAACAGGCCGTCTTGCAGGCCACTTATGCCGCCAGCATTGAGAGTGATTTGCCGCCTCAGATGATTACCGAAATCATGGGTGGTAATCCGAACGGTGTGAGCTTTGATATGGCGGCCAAATCTATGCTTGGCTCTATTCTGCAACACACTGCAACCCGCGACATTCAGTTGGATGGTGCACGAATTCCTGTTCTGCACCCAAACACCAAACTGAATCTGCAACAACTCGGCCAACCAAGCGGCACTGGCTCAGAATATGAGCAATCATTGCTGCGTCATATTGCCGCTGGTCTTGGTGTTAGTTATGAGCAATTCTCACGCGACTACACCAAAACAAACTATTCCAGCGCACGCGCAAGCATGAATGAAACATTCAAGTTTATGCAATCGCGCAAAAAGGCCGTCGCCGATAAATTCGCAACGGAAGTCTACCGCCTATGGCTGGAAGAGCAAATTAACAACGGTTCTATCCCATTGCCGAAGGGTAAAACAACCTCGTGGATTTATGAGAATCCAGAAATCTTCGATGCACTGGCGCAATGCTCGTGGATTGGCGCAGCACGCGGTCAAATCGATGAGATGAAGGAAACTCAGGCGGCAATCCTGAAAACCAAGTTTGGCCTGTCAACGCTTGAAATCGAAGCGGCTCGTATGGGTTACGACTGGCGTGAATTGTTGGCTCAACGTAAGCGTGAGCAGGACGAAATTGAACGCTTGGGTATTGTTATTGACGACGGTGCGGAAAAGGCTGTTGTTAACAAAAAATCTTCGAAATCTGACGAATCGGTTGATTCAGGCAGCAAAAAAGAAGATAATTCCGATAACAAAAATTCGAAAGACGATGAAAATGAATAATTTACATCCTATTGTTGCGTCTCTTGCCTCACAGCAGACCTTGTATCTTGCTGTGCAGCAGGAGGCCGCTGGTAAGTTTTTAACCGACTTAAACGTCAACATGAGCAATCCTGTCTTGCAAAAAGAGGAAGGTCGTGTTGATATGGTTAAACAAACCATGGCAAGAACACTCGGTGCTTCGGCAGTGAGCGGTTCTATGATGTATGGCATGGTCGGTACAACCGCAGTGATTCCTGTATTCGGCGCATTGGTGAATCGTTTCAATTCAACCTATGGTTTTATCACTGGCTACAACTACATCAAAAACGCAATTGCTACTGCGTTGGCCGATGAATCCGTCGACAGTATTATTTTGGATATTGACTCTGGTGGTGGTGAGGTCGCTGGCTGTTTTGAAACCGTAGACTACATTAAGGCTGCACGTTCTCAGAAAGAAATCCATGCCGTAGTAGATAGTAGTTGCTATTCTGCGGCATACGCAATCGCCTCAGCCTGTACATCCATTAAGGCCACACCAAGCAGCGGAATCGGTTCAGTTGGCGTTGTCGCAATGCACGCGAGTTACGAGAAAATGCTGGAGAATGAAGGTATTTCTGTAACATTCATTAAAGCTGGTGAGCACAAAGTTGACGGCAACCCATACGAAGAGTTGAGTGATTCCGTAAAAGCCGATATGCAAAAAAGAATTGACGCAACTTATCAGGAGTTCGTATCATTAGTAAGCGTGAACCGTTCGCTGGCTGTCGAAGATGTAGTAAAGACGCAGGCGGCGTGTTATACTGCGCAAGAAGCGAAATCGATTGGTCTCATCGACGATGTAATCAGCGTTGAAGGGGCTGTAAAGTTAATCACGGAGGGACGTATGTCTAATGAAAATACTGTTCAGGCGGTAGATACCAAAACTGAACCGCAGGCTCAAACGCCGCAAGCCCCTGTTGCCCAAGCCGATGCAAATGCCGAACGCAGCCGCATTCAGAGCATTATCACAGCCGAAGCAGCTAAAAACAACAGCAAATTGGCACATCATTTGGCGTTTAACACCAACATGAGTGTTGAAGACGCTATTCAGACCTTAGCAGCCGCTGCGCAAGACGTTAAAGAGCAACCTGTTGCACAACAACCAGCCGCCCCAGTTAACCTGTTGGCCGATGCCATGGCTCAAACAACCCAACCGAACGTGGGTGCTGACGTTGGCAATGAGTCTGAAGCGACCAAACTGGCAGCAGACATTGACGCTGTTGCTAACTTCTTGAAAAGCAACCAATAAAGGATTGAAACATGTTTGCGAAAAGTGAAAATATCAAAGCGGTTGGTGGTGAACACATTCCGTTGTTTGCGAAACAAACTCCGTTGCCAGTGACTGTTTCAGCGACAGCGAGTGGCGAAATTCAGCAATATGCGTTGTGCCATTTGTCAAACGCTGGCAAAGTAACTGTTATTACCGATTTAGAAGGTGCTCAAGCGCTGAGTAATGACAAACGGCTTTGCGTTGCTGCTTTTGCAGCAAAAAGCGGTGAGCCAGTGAGCGTTTACACACATGGTACATTCAACATCGATGCTCTTGTGTATGGCACAGGTTTCTTTGATAACATGAGTACCGTTGCAAGTAAAATCGAAAAACTGCGCAGGTTTAACTCCAACACAATCTTCTTCGAGCATCTCGACACAAACCCAGTACAACGTACTTAAGAAAGGTTAATTATGCCAAACGCACAAACTTTAACGGAGACCCTGATTCAAGGTGGCTTGATTCGCAAGCTGGAAACTCCGAAATCATTCTACCGCACCTTGTTCGGTAACACCTTCTTGGCAAAATCTGACGTGATTATCTTCGACGACGTGTTCGAAGATTACCGTGGTATCGCCAAATTCGTTGCCCCTAACGTGGTGAGCAAGGTAAATCAAAACAAAAACTTCGATGTGAAATCTTTCCGCCCTGCGTATGCCAAGGAGAAAGACTCCATTGACGCTTGGGACGAACGTCTGCAACACCGCGTAGCTGGTGAGCAACTGTTCGGCAGTATGACTCCTGCTCAACGCGCAATGGCGATTCGCGCCAAACAAATGCAGATGCACCGTATCAAAATGAACAACTTGTATGAATTGATGGCGTTCAATGCCTTCTCTCGTGGTGAGTTGACCATTAGCGGTGACGACTACCCAACCACTACCGTGAGCTACTTCCGTGACCCAGCCCTGACTATGAGCACTTTGGGTATTGACAAATGGACTGCTCCGAACGTGAACCCATTAACCCTCTTGGCTAAGATGAGCGACTTGGTGTATGAAAAATCACACACTTCTGAAGTCGACACCCTGATTATGGGTCGCGGTGCATGGGCAGCCTTCTACGCCTACTTCTCTGCTAAAGAACGCTCTCACTTGCTCGACCGCAACATTCGTGGTTCAGATTTGACCATGAACCTGTTGCACGTTGGTGATGTACGCGGCGTTGCTATGGTGGCTCGATTCACAGCATTGAATGGCACAACCATTGAAGTGTACGTTGACAACCGCAGCTACCTCGGCGCAGACGGCATGCCTAAACGCTATGTTGCCGACGGTGAAGTTATCGGTTTCGACAGCCGTGAATTCGCAGGCGTGATGGCCTTCGGTGCTATCAAAGATGCAGACGCTGGTTGGATTGCGACCGAAATGCACCACAAAGAATTCCGTGTTAATGAACCGTCAACAACCTACCTGTTGACCCAATCTGCTCCGTTGCCAATTACGCTGACTCCAAACAGCGTATTCCGCATTGCAGATGTAACTAAATAAGGAGTTTCAAAATGCCTGAAACTATCAAAATGGTTAAGTTCAAAACCAATGTATCTTTCGTCGGCAGCGACGGCGTGTTCTACGCTGGTGGTTCGGTTGTGCAACTATTCCAAGAAGACTTTGACGGTCAAGTCGATGTCTGTACTGAGTTTGGTTTGCCAGTACCTGAACTGATTGAGGAAGTTGAAGCTGTCGTTGAAGACAGCACTCTTGAACCAGAACAGACCCCAACCAAAGCCCGTGGTAAGAAAGCTGCTGTGGAAAAGCCTGAAGGTGAAACCGAAGACGGTGAAACCAAAGACGAAGCTAACGAATTGTAATATCTTCTTAGCAAATAGGTTTCGTGTTAGAATTAGCACGAAACCTATTTTTTATGGAATAAAGAAAATGAGTTACATCGACATTTACGACAAAGTTCGAACTCAGTGGGAGAACGATACTGGCGGTCAATCAACACCAGCGGCACAAGCGGCTTTCGGCAGCTTTAAGTTCCTGAATGGTATGCTCAGTGCAACAATTGGTAGTGAAACGAAGACAGTGGATTTGCGCCCTTTGATTCCTGCACAAACTCCCGATTTGCACTTGAAGTCCGTTACTCCAAGCGCAGACGGCAATAAGCTGATTTTCAAAATCGGCGAATCTGGAAACACTACTCACGACCAAACAGTTGAGATGAATTTCAAAGAGCAGATTGTTAAATTGGTTGGTACTCCAGCAGCACCGTATGATGACGCTGAAATTAAGCGTCGTATTGCGGCTCTGGAAGCAGCACAACGAACTGGTGGTGCAAGCGGCACGACCTTTAAAGAATTTGAGGCCAAATACATTCCGAAAGCAACACTTGGTGAGTTTGAGAATAACACCCTTGTGCCGATTACATTCACTAAGACTTTCTCCAAAGTTCCTTTTGTGATTGTTACTATGAACTTGAAAAATGAATCAACGCAGCGTTTCGCGTATTTGGCAGGTATCACGACAACAGGTTTTAAATTCGCTACGAACTACTCACCTGATGTTAAAGGTATTTGGTATCAAGCATACGTCGTGGAGTAACGGATGAGCTTCCTTGATATAAAACGAAAAGCCCGCGCCGACTTGCATCACGAGATGGGTGTTCCGTCAAAACACATCTCTGCTGCGAGTGGGCGTGTTTCCGACTGTCGCGTTCGGGTGCACACCAAAATTAATCTAACTGGTGACATCGACTATCAGGGCTTCGCAGAGCTTTCTGACGGTGCTGTGGTTGTGCTGTGCACGATTCGTGAGGCTCGTGCGCTTGGTTTCAGCGTCGGCGATAAAATCGTGTACGACAGCAAGGAATATGTGCTGAATACGCGGTTGGATGACGACGGTATTTACATCGAGAAGTGGCAGGCAACACATTTGCAACAACGAGTTAACCATGATTACGATTGACTTGGAAAATCTGGTATCGCTTGAGAAAATGTTCAAGGCATGGCCTGACAGAACTGCTGAAGCAGCACGCTTGGCTATTAACCAAACAGCCAAGCGTGAGGCTTTATCGCGTGTGCGCCAAGATATGCGTAAGCAAATCAACTGGAAAGCCTCGTATCTGAATAGTCCTGATAAAACAGGTGTTGCAAAATACGCAACGAAAGGTTCGCTCGTCGCGTCGATTTATGCCCGCGACCAACCAACAATGCTGAACCGCTTCCGCCCGAATCCGAACACGCTACCGTCCAAGACAACAAGCGGCGTTCGCGTTAAGGTTAAACCGACCTCGACGAAGGTAATGAAGCACGCATTTGTTCACCAATTCGGAGAATCTGGTAATATCGTTATCCTGACACGAACGAAGGGTGGTGGTACAACTCCGCCAAGCGGTATTACCCATGGTGGTGGTCGCTACATCAAGTCTATGAGGGCATGGTTGTTGTACGCCCCGTCGGTAGACCAAGTGATGTGGGATACGGCCAAACGCAATCAGGCGCGGATTGCCAAATACCTCGAAGTTGAATTTTTACGACAACTCAATAGATTGGAAAAATAATGAAGGAACATGTTCGCCTAACGGCTCTGAAAAAATTGTGCGCCCTGCTTGAACAGGAGACAGGCGTTCGCGTGTATCGCGGTCGTCAGGTCATTGGTGCTGACGTTACGCTACCGTGCATCATCATCAATGAAACGATTCGCGCTGGTAACAGCAACACTGGTGCAGATGAAGGTAAAACGATTCGCAATGACCGCGTAGATTTTCTGTTATCTGGCTATGTCGACGTTGAAAACGTTGAGCACCCTATCGACGTGGCTTACGAGCTGATTGCTAAAATCGAGCAGGCATTCAACAAGATTCATGCGATTGACGGTGGTCGTATGGGTGGAGCTAAGTACAAAGAGTGGTATAATCTCGGCGGCTTAGTAAGCAACTTTAAATATGATTCTCCCGTTTGCCATAATCCGCCCGATGAGGTACAATCGAAATCGTATTTTTATATCTACTTATCATTCAGCGTCGCGTATGACAACGCAAACCCGTATGCTGAACTTTGATTAATCACCTAAAGAAAGGATAGCAAAATGGCTATTACACGCGGCGCGACCAAAGCCTTGGTATTGGCAAATGGCCGTATTGAATTTAACCAATTCCCAATCGTCAACGGCGTTGAACGCCAAGCCGATGCGAAGGGTTTCCGTTATTTGGGTTCGTCCAAAGAGTTGAACCTGACTCAAGAAAACGAAACCTTGGAACACAAGTCCTCTGAATGTGGCTACAACACAACTGACGAAGAAATCATCACCTCTTCCAAACTGACTGGTAGCTTTACACTGGATAACATCAACACCGAAAACTTGGCGATGTTCTTCGCAGGTGATGTGAACAACCAAACCCAAGTTGCCGCTACTGGCAAAAAAGATACCCTGAAAGTATACCCATCTCTGGGCTACCGTCTGGGTACAAGCAAAGAAAACCCGAACGGTGTATTTGCTACCACCATCACCAAAATTGAAGTGTTTAACGACGAAGCCAAAGCTAACGCAGGCACTCCAGTAGCAGCTACTCTGGTTGAAGGCGTGGACTTCGAGTATACGCCTGAAACGGGCTTTTTGATGATTGGTGACACTGCGTCAACCAATAAAATCAAAGCTGAGGGTTCTTGGATTGTGGTTACTTACGACTTGAAAAAGGCAACCCGTGAGGTCATCATCTCCAAAGGTCAATCTATTGTTGGCGAACTCTTGTTCCGCGGCTGTAACGCCAAAGGTGAAAACCGTCAATATTGGATGCCTAAAGTGCGCTTATCTGCGAATGGCGATTTTGCGTTGAAGGGCGGTGAGGATTGGTCTAGTATGGCCTTCAACATTACTGCTCTTGAAGCTGAAGGCGTAGGCTCTAAGTTGTACATCAACGGTCAACCGACCAGCTTGGTATAAGCATTAACGTTGCGTAAAACATGGCAAAGTGGTATATTCCGCTTTGCCATGTTTTTTTTATGAGGTAATTACAATGAAAATGAATATTTCGGGACTGGTATCCCCAACGAAGGAAGTACACGGTGTAACCGTCCGTGGTTTGAATTTCGCCGACTTGTCTGCTCAATGGCAGTCTAACGGCGTGCGCCTGATGGAAGCCTTCGACGAAGTGATGGCTAAATCCAAAGGCTCTGATGACTTGATGGATGTTGCCAACAGCATCATCAAGTATGCCCCTGACTTGGCGCGTGCTGCGTTCCTGTCAGCAATTAACGACAAGGGCGAGAAGCACGCTGTTGGTGATGAAGAACTTACCGCTGGCGAAATCTGGGATACTAAAATGGGTATCGGCAAACAGATGGACTTTGTTATCGCAATCATTGACCTGACGATGAACGAATCTGACAATTTAAAAAAAAGACTGCTGGCGGCTCTGGACAAACCAACCATTCAGAAAATGCTTTCGGAGAAGACGACTTCGGAGAAGTAGACCCTTATCATCCATTCGAATCATTTATGCTAAGTCTAAGGCGAGATGTGAGTATCTGTTTGGCAAACGGACACTCGCAGGCTCGCCTTTATTCGCTTATAATGTTGCGTAATGAGGCGGAGTTGATACGCGAACGTCGCCGTCAGGACTTTGTTTTATACGGAACTCTGACAAAAATGATTTTCGACGCGAGCAATACCGACATCAAACAGGACGCGTTGAAAGAGTTGAACATGGCATTGCGAGAAATGCTGAATCACATAGGAACTGGTCATTATGGCTGAAAATCGCTCAGTTGAATTAGAAATCCGCGCACAGGATTACAGTGGTAAAACAATTAACGATGTGCGCAAAAACATCAAAGGTCTTAAAGACGACCTGAACGAACAGGCAAAGTCCGCCGCCAAGGGTAAGGCTGACTTCAAAGCCTATGAAGCCAGCCTGAAGGGTTTGGCTTCTGCGGCAACCAAACTTACCGAGTTACAAACAATGCTCGGTAAGTTGTCAAAACTCGCCGACAACGTAGCCTCCAGCGCGGAACGCGCCAAAGACGCGAGCGACGCATATGACGATTTCGCCAATAAAATCAGTGCTCTCGGTGTGCCTACCAAAGCCCAAGCAGACAAACTGGCGCGCTTGGAGGATACGCAAATTAAAGCAGCCGAGGCCGCTAAGAAACAGGCTGACGCATACGAGCGTCAACGTCTTGAAGCTGAAGCGCATGGCTTGGCGACAAACAACATCCAACGTGCGCAGGAAGGTTTGACAAAGACCTATGAGCGCACATTGCAAACCATTATCGATATGCGCAATGCGCAGACCGCATTACAACGTCAGAATGAGATAACCTCACGCTCGGCAGACCGACGCAAAGAACTGCAAGAGCAGATTCGTTTGCAACAGGAAGCCTTGAAGTTGGCGCAGCAACAAGCCGCTGCTGAAGCCGCGCGTCGTCGCAACGTACAAAGCCAGCGTAATCAAATCAACGCCCAACGCGTATCTATTGCGCAGCAAATCGCCGAAGCGCGTGCTGCGCAACAGCCGTCAGTTTCAGATGCGGTTGGTAGGGCACTCAATCCGTCACGCGACCACAAAAACGCGATGGCTGATATTACTACGTCTGTACGAAACGCAAGCACCACAATGCGCAAATCCGCGACCGACGTGAAAGCGTTGAGTGATGCCATGGATAAACTGCGTGCTGCTCAAGAGAAGCTCAAAGTCGTCGCTGGTAATATCGACATCTATCGTAAACAGTCTGCTGAATTAGCGAAGCTGCGTACAGCGTATGAAACAACTCGTGCCGAACATGCGAAACTGAATTCAAAAGTTGCCAGCGGTAATGCAACAACCCAAGAGATTGCCAAATTGCGTCAATTGGTAGCGCAACTGAACCAATCTGGTGCTGCGTTTGCCCGTCAGAAAATCGCTGTTGAGCAGACAGCCCGTGTTCTTGGTGAAGCTGGCGTTAACGTCGATAAACTCACGAAGGCTGAACAACGTCTGGCGGCAAACGCTGCGCGTACTGCTGCTGCGTCGAAGGCTCTGGATTCACAAATCAAGAACCTGTCAGACTCTACCAAATCAACCGCTGACGCATTCGACCGTTGGTTGAAAGGTAAGCAGGGTATTCTCGTATTCTTGCAACAGGCACGCGGTAAAGTCTTGGCTCTGAGTGCCGCACTGGGCGGCTTGTATCTGGCTCTCGATAAAGTCGTCAAGGACGGGCAGGAAGGCGTTACGCTGAAGATTCGTGCTGAAGTGCTGGCCGACAACTGGGATACAACCGCAGGCGAATTGGAGAAGTATTTCCGCGACACCGCCGAGCGCATGGGTTTGGAACTGGGCACTATTATTCAAGACTCAGCCAAACTCTTCGTAGCTGGTAAGGAAGCGAAACTCGACTCAAAAACTGTAAAATACATCTTTGAACAATTTTCAGGCTTCGGTCAATTGATGGGTGCGGATGCTGAAACGCAATCTGGTATTTACAAAGCCCTTGAACAAATGCTGTCTAAAACAACCGTTCAGGCCGAGGAGTTGAAAGGTCAATTGGCCGACCGCTTACCTGCTGCGACAAACCTGTTTGCCAAAGCACTGGGCGTGAGCAATGCCGAACTGATGACCATGATGAAGGACGGTAAAGTTCTGGCTGCCGATGTGTTACCAAAAGTTGCCGCTTTGATTGAACAAACTTACGGCTCAAACATCGAGAAGACTCAGAAGTCTCTCGTTGCTGAACAATCACGTCTGAACAATGCGTTTAAAGATTGGATTCGTATCATCGCAGACGCAGGCGTTATGGAGAACTTCACTACTCTTCTGCGCGAAGTGCGTGACTTCTTTC